CCCGGTTCGTCCGCCAGCAGTACCAGGTGGGAGGAGTGGAGCTGGTACGCACCTTCGCCAATATTCTAAGGACAGGCAGCGACGCATTCCGCATTGAGAAGATCGCAGGCATGACACCTTTCGCACGCTGGTTGGGAGGGGTGAAACCTTGAAGGAATGACCTGCTTGGATCTGATGGGTGCAGGAACTTCCAGTCCCACCATGGGGCGCCTTCGTTCCTGCTCTCGAAGTATTTATAGGCTGCGTTGAGCTTGTCCCGGTCGATCCACTCGGGTACAGGTGCGTCGTCAGGCAGAGCCTTAAGCTTGTGATACCACTTGCCGATACGATGTGGGTCTTCCCAGTAGGTGGGCAGGTAGCCTACTCGACCTTGTATGAACTGCTGAATGTCCCCGAACGGCTGGGCTATGCCCTGCGCTTGCAGAACCGATGCAAACTGAAGCGACTTGGTTACATAGTCAGGAACGGGGTGAACGCCCTTGCCGAAGACCTGCTGAGGGCCCTTGTCGATCTCGAACTCTGGTCCTTGGGTTGCTTCATACTTCCCAAAGATGTCCTTCCAGAAGCCAGCCGTGCCGTAGTTGTTGGTTGGGGGCTGGTCTCTGAGCGGCGGACCTTTGGGCTCCGGGGGCTCTGGAACGTCGAGTGAGGGATCGTAATGCTTGGGCATGGGGCGCCTCCTATTCGATCAGCCAGCGCACCATATCTACCCAGAACCTAGGATCGGCGGGGTCGGACTCGGGGAAGTTGAAACCGCCGAACCCACCACCACCGCCCGCACCCCGGAATGCTGGGGGCGGCGCAGATAGACCAGAATAATAAGCCTTTACTGGGTCTGCGTACCGTGACACGAATTGCTCGAACGGGCTGGGTAGCGAAGCGATCAAGCGTCCATCTTGGTTGAAGCTCCCGGCCCCCTGGAAATTCAAACCTTCCGGGAACTCTAGTCCGTATGCGTCAGCTACGGATTGCCCGGGTTCTAGGAACCTGCTGAGGCTAGCCGTCTGGTCCTGTTGTGTATGCTGACCTGGTGTACGGATGTTCTCAAACAGATTGCTGCTGAAGTCCAGCACGTCTGATCGCTCAGATCCGTAAGGGCCAAAGGTCAACCCCTCGAATGCGGATCCTATGTCCCCTCTCAGCTCAGGGAAACCCCGGATAGCCTGATCGAATAGACCACGAAGGGCCCCGAAGTTTGCAGCCCTGTTCTCTTCACGCTTGGCACCCAGATCGAAGCCGCCGCCCTGAAACAGGTTGGAGAATAGCTGCTCGACGAACGAACCGCCGCCTTCTACGTTCTGTTGCTCTTGTGGGTAATAGCCGCCAGGCTGATAGCTGGGTACTCCCCCAGGTCCTTGAGTAGGAGGATACAGACCCGCTGATGTGAGGGCTTCGATGTACTCTCGGCCCTGGTCACGTGGCTGTTCGGTTGGTCGGGGTGGCTGAGGCTGTGGCGTGAAGTTCTGCCCGCCTCTTGCTTCGGATAGCCCGCTCGCATCACGTCCCCTAGCTAGGGCACGACGCAACCAAGCTGGCATTGTGTAATCTATTGCTGGGCTTCTGGGGCTTCTACCTGTCGTTGTGCCCGCCGGCCGAAATCGTCGTCTGGGCAGGTAGGGCATCTTAGTTGCTCCCGCCCTTGCGGGTGAGCATAGCCGCCCCCGTCCTCGACCGGCGCATCACGTTGTAGCTGCGGAGGGACTGGTACTCCTCATCCGTCAGGTCTCCGTCCACCACAAGCGCCAGGTTAGAAGAGATGTCTGAGTCGTTGGTCAATATCTGGGCCTGGTTGGAGCTGATGTCACTATCGTTTGTCAAGATGGCCGCTGCGTTCACATCGGCATCTGACTGAGCTGCTACCACGGCTGCCAGGTTGGCGGATATGTCGCTGTCGTTGGTGAGGATTGCAGCAGCGTTCACGTCCGCATCTGACTGGGCCGCAGTTGTGGCTACGATACCAGCCGAGATGTCAGAGTCATTCGTGAGGATCGCAGCCAGGTTGGCGCTGATGGCGCTGTCGTTGACCAGGATCTCTGAGTCGTTCTGCGTTATGTTGACCACGTTGGCGCTGATGTCGCTGTCGTTTGTGAGTATCGCAGCAGCGTTCACGTTCGCATCCGACTGAGCAGCAGTGGTAGCGACCACACCAGCCGATATGTCTGAGTCGTTGGTGAGGATGGCGGCCAGGTTTGCGCTGATGTCTGAGTCGTTAGTCAGGATCGCTGCGTTGGCCACGTCTGCGTCCGACTGGGCTGCTGTCGTAGCCACCACGCCTGCCGAGATATCCGAGTCGTTCGTCAAGATGGCGGCCAGGTTAGCGGAGATCTCGCTGTCGTTGGCGATGCGAGCTGCCAAGTTGGCCGATATATCTGAGTCGTTCGTTAGAACTGCGGCGTTGGCCACGTCTGCATCTGATTGAGCTGCCGTGGTAGCCACAACGCCAGCCGAGATGTCGCTGTCGTTCGTCAGAATTGCGGCAGCGTCCACGAGCTCGTCAGATATAACCGATGCCAGCCGTGGCTCAGCAGATCCAGCAACCGTGACCTCGGCCAGCAAGAACCCACTAATGTTTATTGCGGTTGGGTTCGTTACCCAGGCGGGAGTTATGATTCGCACATGGATACTCTCGCCCGCCGTTGCCGCCAAGCTCATCGAGCTGTTGGAAAAATGGTCCGTTATCGGAGCGGCGCCGACGGTCAACGCTTTCGCCTCTACGGTCTCCTGGGTGGGTGTTCCGCCAGCATCGACCTGTACATCAACGGTCACGCTCTCGGTGGTAGGCGCCGTCCCGTTTCGCAGTATGGTGATGCTTGCCCCTCTGATCGTGATGTCCTCTAGGGCATTGAGACCCCTGCGCTGACCCTCCAGTGTGGTCGGGTCCAAGGAGCTGTTGCTGAGGTAATAGGTAGATGAATCCGCAGGATCAAAGCCCCCGGTGTCACCGCCCATGATCGGTATGGCAAATACAAGTTGGGTTACTGGCATGCGTTCTCCTCGGCTTAGGTCACGCCACGGAATGCGACTGAGCCACCCTTGTTGAGTGACTGCATCCACACGTCGTTAGCATCTTCGAGTACCAGGGTTGCTTCGATGCTCACCAGCGTTGGGTTGGTGTCGTAGGTGGGGGCCAGGAAGCGCAGGGACAGAAGATCTCCCACGACCACGGCAATACTCACGCTGTCCTGAACGGTGATCTGTCCGCCGGTGGCCAAGATGGCGTTTAGGTTTACGGCTGCATCCAGTACTGTCGCCACCCCATTGACCATCAGGGACAGGCTCAAGAGCTGCGCTGCTGTTGCGGCCTGGGTTGCGGCCGCTACTTGGTGGAATGCTACCGTGGTGCGTACCACCCGACCTGCGAGGGGCACGGCTGCTCGAACGGTATCCTCCAGATCTGCGAGGGGCAGGATCTCCTGGTCAGTCCCAACGTGGCGGGTCGTTGCGTCAGCAATGGTTGCTGGTGCGGTATGAAGTCTAAGTGTGTACATTTGTTTACTCCTCTAGGTTCTTGTCACGTATGCCTTCAACCTTGCGCTCAATCTCTGCGAACTCTTCTGGGAACCGAGCTCTGGCTTGCTCCTTCGCTGCGGGGGGCATGGTGTCCCACCACCGGAGCACGACTGCTTGTTCAGCAGGTTTGTTCCATTGCTCGGTGAAGCCAGCGAGCCAACGTTTGTATCTCGCCTGGCCTTGTAAGATGGCGCTCTCTGCGTGTGTGATGTTTAGCATAGCATGACCTCTGTAAAGATGCTAGTCCCTTAGTTGTTGGGAAACTGCTGCACCGTGGTTCTCCGTCCCTTCAAGATAACTGACTCGTCCGCCACCTGCAATCGCAGCACTGATCGAAGGGCCCTGATCTCGTCGGCCGTCAACACGCCTGCGTATAGGTCGTCTTGAAGTAGGGCGGTGTCGCCGGCCAGGATACCTGAGATGTCTGAGTCGTTGGCCAGGATTGACACCAACCGAGCCGAGATATCTGAGTCGTTGTCTGTGACACGTGTATCGGCCAGTGTGTTCTCTAGCAGCATCCAACCTGAGAACCTGACATCGGTTGGGTTCGTTACCCAGGCAGGCGTTGTCACTTTGAAGTGTAGGCTCTCACCTGCGGCCATCTGCAAGCTCACATTGTCAACCGAGAAGGTGTCGTGGATAGGCCCAGCACCAGCACTCATTGGGCTGGCGATGTCGACGTTCTGCAATACCTCCACTCCCCTAAGAGATCTGTACGCCACCCTCACCTGCATGTTCTCCTGGGTCGGTGCCACTCCATGTCGTGATATGGTCAAGCTGGCCCCTCTGAGCGTTGTCTGGTCGAGCGTATGCACTGTTCCGCCGACGTTCACTCCGTCCGGTCCTACCTGTTGGGGTATTCTCCGTGACCCCGATGTAGTACTCGGTTGCATCGACTGGATTGAACCCGCTGGCCCCTGCGTGGAACTGGAGCGTGAAGTAAATCTGACTGATCGGCACTAGACTACCGGCCCTTGTCTGCCATAAGGTGCGAAGCTCTTAGCTGCTGGTGTGGGCTGGTCGTTGCGAGATACGAAGTCATCGTTCTGCGCTGGCCTATCTCTGTCACCGGCGCCGGCCGATCTTGCGCCGCCACCCCTCTGCGATAACCCTTCCCCGCCTGCACCACCCGCACCACCTGGTCCGAAGCCTGGGGTACCGCCAGCGCCCTGCTCTTCCATCATTGCGAACATGGCCAGCATACGCTCGAAGAAGAACTGGCCTGCCTGCTCGGACCATACCTCTTCTTGCATGGCCTCGCTCTGACCAACACCCTTCATCAGGTTCTCTCGGATCCAGCGGTTGCTTACCTTGCCGGCGAATGCACCCACCACTGACGCTACCTCTCGAATGTCCTGGGGTAGGTCGATCTCTAGCTTAGCCTCGAACTGTAGGTTGGAGGGAATCTCACTCGGCTTGATCGTAACTGACTGGGACATGGAGCTCAGCTCGAGCGTTGCGCCCGAAGCCTTGAGCCACAGGAATGCCAGCTCCATTGCGCTTGCTATCGCCCACCCGGTCAGGATCTTGGGTGATGTGAGCGGGAGCCGCCCGGCCTGGTGGAGGAGGGCCACCATGCTGAATGGGGCATTAGCACCGAGCGGCTCACCGAGGGCTTGGGAGTATATCGTCGACTCTGCTATCTGTTGCCCTGCGATCTCCAATGCCGTAAGGATGGATGGGTCAATGGCACCCTTGCTCAGCATGGGGATTATGTCTTCGTCGCCCTCGAGCTCGAACACGCTGAGCGGGCCCACCATCTTGACCGTCAGCCCCTTGTTGGGGTTGCCCTCTGGATTCTTGTGCTTCCAGGTTGCAGACATGGCGATGGACTTGATGATGCTGAAGATGGCAGTGAGCGCCATCGACTTCCGCATCGGTAGGTTTGACTTGTGTGCTGTGTATAGGAACGGACGTGCATGCAGGCTGGGGTTGCCGAAGAGCAGCGAGCCCTCAGTGATCTGGCTGATGACTGGGATGACACCCAGTTTATTCTCAGCCACATAGAAGGGTCGTTTGTCGCTGTCGATCCAGGCCATGCGCACGTGCTCATTGACACCATCCTGAATGGTGAGCTTGTCGCTGCCCTTCTTGTTGAGTAGGAATGCGATCGTGTCTACGTCAGCCCACTCCTCCCTGAACTTGGCTACCGTGGTGTCGTACCTGCGCACGTAGGCTTGCAGCCCATACTTGGCTCGGAGTGGGTAGCCGAACCTGGGATTGGCCGGCTCGAAGTAGACGGGGGTGCGTTGCTCGATGGCCTTGCGTCTCCAATAGCTGACGCTGTTCTCTCTGCCCTCTGCATCAGTGGGTGGCTCATCGGGTGGGTTCTCGTCTAGCAGGTTGGTGAGCAGAATGTCGCACTGCCCGGTCATAAGAGCTGACAGCACCAGCTCCTTCTCGAGTGGCATACCTCGAGCCTTACCGCTGGCCTGCCACATCATCTTGGCTGCATGCTCGAGCGGGGTGGCTACATTCAATCCTTCGGGACTGTTCTGATCTGTGGGTACCGAGAACTCTGGCTCAGTGGCGGTGAGCAGCCGGTATGCACCCATCAGCCGGTTAGTCATGTCGGTGTCGTAAGTGACCGCCGTCTGGTTGGTGTCCTTGGGGATCGGTTGCTTCCAGATCATCGACCAGTATTGCTCCATGTCGTCGATCATCGAGTCCCGATCCTTGTAGTCAGATTGCAGATCAGAAGCAAGCTCCTGCATCTGCTTGAAGGTCTTTTCGTCGTACTCTGGGTAGCCGTCCTTCTCTGGCTGCTGTCTGAGTTTCTTTGCCACTATTCAGGCTCCTTGTATCTTGCTCTAGCCCAGCTCACCACGTCCACTGCAACCGTCACTGAGCTCAGCGCCACAAATCCGTACTGTTCTGTCACCCATCCGTAACCCATCCACATACCGGCGTTGGCTGCATGCAGCAGCCAAGCCGTCGAACTTCCCTTGCTCCACCCCAGGTTGCTGTTGACTAGGAGTGTGGTAACTGCCAGCACCCAGTCCATCTTGCTCCTTACTTCAGGTGCTCACGCAGGAACACAACAATCATTCTGACCGCTGCCCCCAGCTCTTCGTTGGTCACGCTACCAGGGCCGGGCACTGGCGTTGGATCTGGTGTTGATGCTCCTTCAAGCACATCACCCTTGATCCACCACTCGTTATAACCTCCACCCATTGCCTTGATCTCGGCGCTGTCTCCTGTATGCTGCGAGAACCTACGCCAGCTCCGGTACACTTCGATCACCCGAACCCTCACGCCTGGTGCAGCCCATCCCATCTTATGTACTTCTCGAGTGTCGGCCCACACCCTTGTACGTACTAGTACCTTGGCCCAATATGGTCTCATTCCCATGCTCTTCTCCTTATCGAATGATTAGATGCAGCGGCAACATTAGATCATCTAGCCGAATGCTTTGCTGAGTCTCTCAGCTTGTCGAAGCCACGCTTCAGTGCTCTTGTCGGGTGGCTCTCCTGCCCCACCAGTATGCCCCCTTCTACCCATGGGCGCAAGGTCGCTAGTCATGTAGCGCAGTGCATCGTATGGGTGATCCTCGCCAGCAGTGTCCACGTCCTCGAGCCGGCCCGCCTTCTCTGAATAGATCAGCGCCGGCAACGTGCGTATGAGATTGACACACACTTCTGACACCACCATGCCAGGCTCGCCGTCTTCCAGTGGCGCCAGCAGCTTGTGTATCCGAGCCTTGCCGTGCAGCCTGTTGTTGTCGCCGGGCACGATGTGTACGCCATTGCTTATGAACTCATCGGCTGGGCTGGATCGCTTGCCTCTCATGTTCTTTGGCTGCCACATCGCCGGATCTCCGAAGCTCACCTGGTACGTCTCATCCAAGCTGGCCTGCTTGATCGTCAGCGCCATGTCCTGGTCGGTCACGCCAGGCCCGTAGGCTTCCCGGTATATATATAGTCGCCCAGTGTGAGGATCCCACGCTCCCCATAGGCAGCAGCCGGGCTGAGAGTAGCCGGGGTCGCCCCTCTTCTTGATCCAGTGCTGCGGTATGTCCCTGGGTGTGCAGATGTGCGTGGTCGGGTTCCATTCCTTGAAGACCTGACCCTTGAACTGTGCCCATGAGCCATAGCGCCATGCCTTCTCGAGTGCTTCATCCAACGTGCCAAGGATCTGCTCGTAATACTTCTTGGTCAGGAATGGGTTGTCACCAGGCAGCGCACGCACAAATGCGAACTGGTCTCTGATCTTCTGGAGCTGCGGATACCCAGAGAAGTCGCTGTCTACAAAGACGGCCTTGACCCATAGGTGGCCGATACCGCCTGGGTTGGTAGCTCCGATGAACTTGGTGTTGGGTATGCCGGGGAACCTCATGGATCCACGCAGCTCATCGAACGTAGTAAAGGGGTTCTTCGTGAGCTCATCCACTGCGATCAGTGCGAACTCAGTGGACTGGTACTTGCTTGGGTCGTCGAGGTTGCCGAGGAAGAGGATGCCACCACCCAGCGACTCAGTTAGATGCAGTGCCAGGCCGTGCTCTTGTGAGTCCTTCAGCTTGCCCACCCACTGCGGTACCTCTTGGATTATCTTAGTGAGCTGGCGCTTCTTGAGTGTGGGGTATGTCTCGCAAAACAAGCCGCCCGTGATGCCAGTGATGCCGGTCTCTTTCCACCATGCCACCAGCATTGCGATAGCCTGCCACCTGAGCCAGTAGCTCTTGCCGGGCCCACGGCTGCCACCATACAGCACATAGTCGTGCGTGAGGGTAAGGTTACTTGCTTTCTTCTGAAGGGATAACCACTTCAACGGTGGGATGTCGATCACTAGATCCATCGGCATCTTCCGTCTGGGTTGGTACGTCCGTGTTGATGTTGACCGTCACCTTGCCCGGCGCCACGTCTTCCCTCTCGTACAGGTGTTGGACTTTCGCTGCTTTCTCGACTGCATTGACAATCACCTGGGGAGGAGTGTCGGGGTCGTGCATCACTCGGTATAGCCGGGCGAGTAGGTACTTGCGTCCCATCTCTGGCAGTAGATCCTGCTCGATCTGTGCAATACGTTCGATCACCCGTCGATCCCGGAGTAGGCGGTGTGCGTTGCCCCGTGCCCCGCTCTTGGCGTAGCCCACATCGACAGCTGACAGCTCGGGGTTGTAGTCTACCGGGTATCGTCTGCAAAATCTCTCTGCCTTTGCTGTCAGTTTGGTTGCCATTCGCTTACTCCCTTACGGAAGGTGTCAGGGCTGATTGTTTTTTCAGACCACAATCGCCAGCTTCTTGAGCTCCTTGTAGATCCTTGTTGCTGCTTGTCCGCTGAAGGTGTGGATCTTTTCGTCCGCTGTCTCAATGAGCAAGATCACCACCGGGGGCACCGTGCCTTGGCCGCTCGAGCGCAGCTCCAACCCGAACGCCGTGATCGAAGAGATGGAGATGCCCTTCGCCTGTTCGTTCGGCACCGTCTCCTGGATTATGTAGGTGGCGTTAGGCAGCGGCACAAGAAAGAGCCTCCATCTCGGAGGCTCTAGTCTACTACGTTTTGCGACTCGGCACTACTTCGTGCTCTCGACCGGCGAGTCAGTTTGAGTCGTTACGCTGCTATCGCCGCCTGTGCTTCCTCGACCGTGGTGTCACCGTACTCGGCCAGCCACTTGTCAATGCGCATCACTGACCACTTGTGAACCTCGAACAGATGCTCGGTCATGCCACCTATGTGTTGCTCACCGTACTCGTCTAGGAAGGCATTGTCTTTGCAGACATCTACGGGGCAATACGTCTTCGGGCCGTAATATGTAACTGCCATCCGCAGATCGTAGTCTGCCACGCTCAGCATGATGATCGGAGGGTAGTCATCCTCATCCATAGCCCTCTTCCGCCCGTACCTACCAAGCATCACCAGGCCTATCTTGCAAGCGAAGCACTTGTCTGGGTTCCTGGATGCGGCGAGGTAGATCCCTCGCCTGGGCATGCCGCCCATTGCCAGGCCCACCAGGTTCCACTTCAAGAGCTGTCGTGCTGCCTTCTGTAAGCTAACTCCCATTGCCGAACTCCTCCACTAAGGCGCCGCTCGCTGCGGCGTCGTTCCACCTATCCCAGAAGTCCTTGAGATCTCGCTTCGTGGGCTGCTTCTTGGTGCGCACGGATATCTGGTTCTCGGCCGTTGGCTTGGCTAGATCGTTGGCCTCGATGAGCTTACGCACTGCATCATCAAAGACCGGGTGAAGTCGCCGGTGATGTTGCACCACGCCCGGGCCCACGCCCGCTGCCTTGGCTGATGCGACCAGGGTGTTGCCCTTGCGTTGGTGCTGTAGGAATCTCTGCTGCCAGTTCATCGCTGCCCCGTCCTTCGCATACCTAATGCGTCCGTAACCATCTTGCGAATCATGCTCGAGATAGACCTGCCTTCGGCCTTGGCCTTCACACTCAAATACAGCAGCTCCTTCGGGGTAAGGTTGACCGCTATGTGCGCACTCAATCCCTGCTGCCCGCTCATTGCTGTGTCCAGTGCTTGCGCAGCTCAGCCGTATGGAACGGGGGGTACTTACGCTCGGTCAATTGCACAACCAGCCCCCTGTGCTCCAGCCAGGCCACTAGCACTGCTGCTGCCTGAATGAGCTCCTTGTCCACGTCCGAGCGCCAGGTGACATCCTCGTACTCGGTGTTATGTGGCGTCTGGTACTGCACTTCCAAGTCTGCCTTGCTCGCCTCACCTACCTCCTCCATAAGTATCTTGAGCCACTTGCCGAAATCGTGATGTAGCCTGGGCACCGGGCCCCACTTCTCGTCTTGCTTGACCCGCTCATTCAAGATGTCAAGGATCACCCGGCTCTGCACTTCCCCGTCGACCGTCACCTGTAGACGCTGGGCGGGGTCAGGCACGTAGTCAATGGGTGGTAGTGGTAGATTCTTCAGCACCCACTCGGCCCCCACCATTATGTTGTCGTCCCACCACTGCTCGCCCTCCAGCACACGCTCGCACCGCTCTCGTATTGCTTCGATCATCTGCATAGCTGATGCCATTATCTTGTCTCCGTTACCCATCTACTCTTTGGCTGCTCTGGCTCTCCCGTGTGCGGGTTGACTTCCAAGCTGCCGTCACACCCGGGCCATTGGCTACAACCCCAGAAAATCTCCCACTCCTGATCGGGCTTGGGTATGCGGAGGTACATCTGGCTCCCACACTTCCAGCAGTGGGGCCTAGGCTGCGTCTGAACCTCCCGCCCGAACTCAGTCAGCAGCGGCAAAGTGCGCCTCTTGTATGCCGTCTTCGTGCCGGGCATCCATGCAGCCCTGACAGGGGTCAACACTAACCGTCGTGCCATACCTCGTGGTGGTGCTGCCGCCAGTGACCTCTTGGCCACAGGCGTTGCACTCGAGATACACTTCAATCTCCTCGAGCGTCAGTATTATGGGCAATCGAACACCCTCTCACCGTTCACCATTGACCAGCTCTTGGGCGACCAGGCTGGGGGGCTGGCCGCCAGCGTTGGCATTGCGTACCTGTCCAACACGAAGCCCTGGCGTAACCTGTAGGCCCGCATGGTCCGTGCCACCGATCTTCGCCCCGTCGACCTATGCACCCCACCTACCCGTACCGGCAGCCTTGGCCCCAGCCTGCGAGCAAGGAACCCTTGTGTTGCTATGCCGTTGGGCATGGGCTCCGTCTTGCGCCTGAAGATGCTCACTTCAGGAGGATGTAGGCCCAGCGCATCGACACCGATAGCGCCAGTGCGAGTGCGAGTGCCCAGCCCATACCAAGAAGATGCTCGATAACATTATTTTTGTTACTCATGT